TAATAATAGATTACGCGCTGGGTTACCGTTGAGCAGGATTGTCTTATATTGCAGGTCGATCGAGATAACGTCCGACTGGATCATTGTGTAATTGAAAGAAAGCGCTTGAGAGGTTGTAAGTGATCCGACAACAGGGTTAGTCACTGGGCCATAAATCGTAATAATTGGATAAGTCGTCGTCGTACCGTTATTGACCACTGTAGCTACCTGGGTCTGTGAACCGCCACCAAAAGTAAGGTCATAAGTACGGTTGTAGCTACGTCCCAGAGGATTTGTAGGAGCCATAGAAGCCGTCTGGGTGGTGTAATCATAGTAACGAGGATCTGGACAGAAGAACTCATATTGAGCCTTGATCTTGCCGTAGGTATAGTCAGGATCGACGGTAGCCATACCCCTGCGTACGCGAGCATTGACATACTGGAAGTTATCGCCAGCTGAAAGCTGGAATTGAAGCGGGGTGGTGCCAGTCTGTTGAGGCTGAAGAGCTGCCTGGAGAAGGTTGAAATTAGCCTGAGCGTTAAGCCCGTTACCAGACATAATCTGAATGGTCAGGGTAATGGTACGACCTGAGAAGAAATCGCGTCCTGAGAACATACCGTCCTGGTATCCACGATCTGAGTCCTGTACACGAAGCGTAGGAAGAGCCTCTAAGCCGTCTACGGAAAGGATCTGATAGGGAGAGTTAGCTCCACCGAATACAAAGCCGTTAAAGGCAAAGGAATAGGGATTTAGGGAGGTTACAGTGCTCATAGAGCCACCAGTCCGAACTTAGTCATATTTGTAAGCGCCGATTGTATATCTTGAGGAGCTGTCGAACCGTCTACCTTAATATCTGCCTTAATACTTACTTGAGCCCCTGATCCACCTGAAGTAGGGCTAGAGCTTCCCAAAGGAGCTGTTGAAGCAGGCGAGCCAGTAGATCCAGCACTAGGGCTAGTGGTTGTAATTCCTGGGCCATAAGGGGTAGGAGCCATAGCTGGAGCTGAGAAGAAGAAGTCTGAGCTGCTGGCAGATCCACCGAGCTGAACAATAGCCATAGCTGTAGCTGTAATCTTTGTCTGCATAGCTGAAAGCGTCTTATCCATACTTGCTGCAATAGATTTAATCTGACTGTCAAAAGTGTCACCCGAGGCTTTAAGGGCTGTTGTAAGGGTGTTTTGAGCAGCAACCTGTCCATCACTAAAGGCTTTGTTAGCTGCCTCTTGAGCTGCTGTAAGAGCTTCAGTTTCTTTCTTAAGAGCTGCATTAAGAGTAGCTGTGGCTGCGTCAGTGGCTTTTGTGTGAGCGTCAGTGGCTGCGTCAAGAGCTGCTGCGTAAGTGGCGTTTTCCTTGCTAATAGAATCCTGAAGAGTAGCTGCGTTTTTAGCAAGCTCTGTCTGAAGGGTGACGTCTACCTGCTTGTACTGATCCATAAGCTTCTCAGTTGCAAGCTGAGCGCCACTGTTCATTTGAGTAGCTAGTGCGTCTAGACCTGTAGCTGAAGTATCTTGTATCTGACCATACAATGACTGGATTGAAGCTTGAGTATCTGGGGCAGCATTGAGAAGAGACTGCGCCATCTGGTCGCCCACTTGAGGCCCTTGAGCCAGGACTTCCTGGATAAAGGATTGTGAATAACCAGCAGCTGCAAGCTTGCCAGCGTCTTGCTGAAGCTGTTGGATTTCTTTGAGCTTCTCTTGCAGTGAAGCCTTAAGACCGTCAGCTGTACCTTTTGCAGCTCCGACAACCGAGGTAACGATCCCATTAGAAACGCTAGTAATGAGAGTTGTGGCTTCTGATCCCTTTGTAAAGAGAGATCCGACGTCGATCTTTGTAGCACTAGCCCAGGCGTTTGTAAGAAGGTCGATTGACTGTTGAACGATAGATTGTTTTTTATCAGCTGCTGCTTGTTCAAGTTGAACAGCCTTATCAGCTGCTGCCTGTTCGAGTGAGGTAATTTTGTCGTTATAGGCAGTAAGAAGATCAGCCTTCTTTGCAGCAAAGTCAGCGTCGATCTGAGTGATCTTGTCTTGATAAGCCTGATGAGAGTCAGCACTAGCTTGATCGAACTTATCTTGAGCTGCCTGCATAGCGTCGTCGTGCTTAGTCTGCAGATCTTCAATTTTTTTATTAAATGCGTCCCAGGCTGCAGTGTCACGATCATTTTTTGCAGCTTGAGCCGCGTCCATTTTGTCTTGACGATCTTTTAGGGCAGTGTCGTAATCTGTGTGAAGCTTTGTAAGCTCGTCCTGGCTTTTCTTGAGATCAGCTGCTTTTTTAGCAGCTGCTTTAGCAGCAGCCGTAGCTGCTTTAGAAGTGTTGCCACCAGGGACGTCTCCAGTGATGGTTGTATCCCCGCCTGAGTATTGGTCACGGTTAGGGTCGGTTATGATCGCAGACGTTTTTCTATATTGGTCAAGAGCGTTAGAGGCGTCATAAACTTTATGAGCAGTATCGTCGAACCATTTACCCGTCTCTTTAATGGCGCCTGAAAGCTCGTTATACGCGTCTTTCGCACCAGGAGCGTGAATAATAGATAGACCTTTAAGCAAGAGAAGAAGTGGTCCAGCTACGACATATTCAAGAGCCTTAATAAACTCTCCTACGCCACCAACAATATAACCAAAGCCCTTAACGCCAGCTTCTGCCACTGTAATCATTATGTTACGAACGTCCTGATTATGTCGATAAAGCTCGACCATCACTCCAATTACTAGAGTGACGACTTCAACAATTTTCATAAACGGATTTTGGTTAATTACAAAGTTCAAAGCCTTCATAGAGGCTGTCTGTGCGTCAGTAGCTACTACCGCACTGAGCTCAGCTCCACCGAGTAAGTAGGTAGCAACGGTATAGGCTTCTTGAATACCTTTACCGATCGCTAGGACTTCTTGATAAGCCTTATATGCAACGACCGCACCCCCGATAACACCCGTAAGGATAAGCAGCTCTGGTGCGAACGGTTTAACTGCATTGAATAGATCGGTAAATGCGCCGATCACTTTGGTAATAACAGGGAATACAACGTTGCCGAGCGTCACCGCGATTTCGTTGAACTTCTCTTTCAATACAGCAACTTCACCAGCAAAAGTATGAATATAAGCAGTAGCTTGACCGCCAATTTTTCCATTAAGCTCGTCAAAGGCTTTGGCAATAGCTTCATTCTTAGGAAGCGTGGAATCTAGGGTAATACCCAATTCCTTAAAAGCTTTAACAGATCCCTGGGTGCCTCGAGCCAAAGTAGTAGCTGCAGTATTGAGATCCTCGTGCTTATAGCGAGCAAGGTCGGCAGCCATTGACATAAGTTTCGTAGACTCAGCCACGTTACCTGTTGCAGTAATCAAAGTACCCATAGCCTGAGCAGCTTGAGCGTGGGTAAATCCAAGATCCGCGTAAGACTTGACGTTAGCTTCTACCGCCTGAGTATTAGCCTCAGTAGCGTTACCAGTATTTTTAAGAGCTGTAGCTAAACGGTTTGACTCTACCTGCGCGTCTTGTACAGCCAGGTTCATATCGGTAAGGGTCTTTTCTAAGCCCATTACGCCAGAGGTAAGAAGGTTTCCTCCAAATACCCCGAGCATAAGGTCTTTAAGCTCACGCATTTTAGAGGAGCTTTTTTCGACCTCAGCTGTAACGTTAGCGAGACCGTCTTTGACTTTCTGAACGCCGACAGTGACGTTACCAGTCTCAAAATCAACGGAGACTTTTAGATTAGGGATTTCACCTGCCATTTACTATCCCCCTAAAGGCCTGAAAGCGTAGGCCATAATCTGACTGAGCTGTCCTAAAGAGACGAGCTGAGTGAGCGCAGGCTCCATATATGGGTATTTTACCCCACTTGCCCAGCGAGGGTTTCCTAATTCAAGCGCACGAGCATAAACAGCACCAGCTCCGATTGTGGCTTGATAAGTACCAAAGCCTAAACGACTGGTGCTATATGTCATAGAGGTAAGAAGATTTCCAGTACCTTCGTTAGGGCCTTCACCGTTACGAGGCCCAATATGAGGGTTGTATCGGTTGTATTGCTTTCCGTTGCGAGAAGTCATACGCGTAGGAGGGTTAGAAGCTGAGTGAGCGTTGAGCTTTGCATTTCTATAAACCTGATCGCCTATTCGACGAATAGCCTCTTCAGCTGCCTGATCGAAGCGAGCTTTATAGCGATTTAAGCCAGCTTCTACTTCAGGGAAATTATCGCTCATTACTTCCCCTTTTCTAACTGCTCGCTTTTCACTTCGTCTAGGGTATCAGCGATAGCTAATAGCCAGTCGGATCTTGCAGCTGGTAGCTCATCTACCTGGTCAGGCGTCCACCCGAAACGCTCAGCGAACTTAAAATAGCGCCACTCTTCATCTGGATAATCCAGCTCGGGGTGGCGCTGAAAGCCCTGTAGCGCAGTTTTTAGGCGTTGGAGCTTTCTGTAGTCGCTTTTGGGTCTGCCTCATTCTTGTCATTCTTAGCAAGAGCAGGGAAGAGGATCGCGCTAATATCTTCAGAAGCCTTAACGAGAGCGTCATAGTCGTTGATCTCTAGCTCTTCAAGTGACTCTGGCTTAATAGAAGGGATAAGAAGATCGAACGACCAGTCCTCAACGATTGTGGCAATAAGAGCTTCGCTGAAAGCAAGTCCCTTAGCAATATCTCCTGTAAGACCGTCGCCAGCCTTCATAACACGGTTACGATCTTTGACGCGTAGACCTGATGGATCTTTAATAGTAACTGTAGCTCCAGATGGGAGCGTGATCTTTGTGCTTGCCATTTTGCCTCCTAATAGGTTTCCCATATCTTAAGGGATAAAAGGCGAGTAGGGGAATCGACGGCGAGGCAAATCAACCGTGATCCCCCTACTCGATACTAGGGTTTAGAGGTAAGCAGCAGACTTAGCGTTTTGGATAACCCACTTGATAGGGGAGTATCCGACTGTACCTGAGTCTGTGAGGTTACCCTGAGCGTTGATGTCTACTGTGATTTCGACATAATCCTTAGAGCGCTCGATCGCAGCTGCTGTGTAGGCACCCTTTGTAACGGTTGCCTGGATCTGAGTAGCTGCAGCGCCTGTACCTTGAGCCCAGTTAAAGACCAAAGCAGGCTGAGTGTTTGTCAAGAAGTTAGTGAGCTGAGTGTCAGCTTCCATAAGGAAAGTGACCTTGCCTGTGACTTCGAGAGCTCCTACGAATACCTGGTAAGGGTTTTGGGTATTGCCGATACCAAAGATAGGTGAGACTGGACGCTTCATATCGAGGTTTCCAGTAACAGCGTTTGAGACTGTTGTGCCAGCTACTGAAACTGTGCCGTACCAGACAGGTGTAGGCAAGATTGTAGAGAAGCTAGGAGTAGGAGTTGAGACTGTTGATGAGAGCCAGCCAGTTGCCTTTGCGTCGTACTCAAGAAGTCCCTCAGAAGTGAACTTGAGAGAGAAATCGTGGAACTGTGTGCCTGGGTAAGAGCGAACGTTAGCTGCGTAGAAATCAGTCAGCGTAAAGGAAGCTGGCTGAGCGTCTGCAGCTGTAGTACCTGAGTTTTTGAGCGAAATAGTGTGGGTGTATGGTGCAGAAGCGCCTGTGAGAACGTCCTCACCGAGAAGTCCTGCGATTGGGAAGCCGATTGTGTCTGCAAAAGCAGCTCCACCAAAG